TTGTGAACAAAGTGAACAAGGTGAACAACCTGTGTTGATCCTGAGACAGGATAGAAAGCCGATACAAGTATTTATCAAGTGGCAGGGCGTAGGTTCAGATTGCTTTGAGTTGGAAGATGTGCGCGGGCTTGCCGACATTAGTTTTGAGCTTTGGTGTTGTCTCGTTCGAGAACTCCAATAACCTTTCCGTAGTGTTCCTCACCTGGCTCCAACGCTCGGAACCCTCCTGGTATGCGTGAGATAAACATTACAGGTAAATCATTGAGTTGCATCCAACCTTTCATCTCTTGCATTAACTTTAGCGGGTCTTTGTGAAAAAACATACTTGACAACCTCCTTTGTGGATAACTAAGCTTCGCTTTGCGTAGCTAATCGTAACTAAGTTAAACCCTAGTTAAACTAAGTGGTTTAGCTTAGTAGTTAAACTTAAAAAACTTATTTATAAAATAACTGGAGCTAAACTAAGTTTATAGCTTAGTTTAACTCCAGTTTAGCTTAGTTAGGGTAAACTTCTTTAAGTTTGTATGGCCTTGTCAAAACACAGTAATCATCGCCAACAAAAGGCCTAACAATTTTAATCTCAGCACCGCAGTTATGACAGTGTCCGTCATGGTCTTTAATGGATTTCCTAGATACTGGCTCACGGCACAAAGTACAAGGATGCTCTCGTCTGTCGATAGCATCGCAAAACTCAATCTGTTTGCGTATCGACTCAGGAATATACTTTTCTTCAACATTATTCATTTTAATTACCTCTTTTTTTAACTATCATTTGTATTTTACTGTGAAGTAGTAAAACCTATAACCTTTACTACTGATTTATTAAACGATAAATCGCAAATCGTTTACCGTTCTCCTTGCCGACATAGGTTTCAATGCTGTGCTTTTTAGCTCTAAGATCGTTAATCCTTGCAGCCAAGCGAAAGCAACCAAACTCCTGTAAAGCTTCAATTGCTGTGATGCTGCCTCGACTCTGTAGATAGCCAAGTATCTGTTTCTCCTGGCTCATTGCTCATCACCTATCAATTTATTGGTGTCTACTTTGTAGTTATGCGCTAATTCGTCACTCAGTCTCGATAAGTGGTAACAAATTTCATCACAAGTTTCCTTGTTCAGTATGTCGTTTAGCCTTTGATAAATATACTTTGTAGCAACTGTGCTATTTCCCCAACCTAAAGTTTCATCTTTCATTTGTTGTCCCTCAAGTTCTTGTATAACCAGATAGCTATGATGGCTTGACCCGCCAGCAGTAGCCAACCAGTAACCGACATTGCTAGGTAGTAGTTCAGTGAATTGAACATCATTTCGTTAACTCCTTCATCAACCTCAGATAAAGATCGATAACTATGGTCTCTTGTCTGCCAATGGCTCCGATTTCGATTGCTTCATCAGAAAGAGCTTGATCATCCTTATATTGGACAAAGGATGCCTCTAGGAGCGATTGTGCGCTTGCTGGTGCGTTTTTTTTGGTGTTATGCATAGTTACCTACCTCTCGAATAAATACTTGCCGATTTCTGCCACAATGCCAACGGCGACAAAAGCCAGTGCGATACACAAAACAAACTCAAAACCTGTCATTTTTCTTATTCCCCTTATTTACTTTTCGTTACTAATCTAGCTCGTAAGGATTACTCACAAGAACGCGCATTTCACACCAATCAAAATGAGGCTTGTGCTCCTCGATAAATTCCTCACAACAATTAACGAGCTGATCAATCATCTGCTGATCGGATGCATCACAGGACATAAGGCCGTTCCCACATCGTTCTGCTTCAAACTCGTCGATACATCGATTAAGGTCATCTGAATTTCCAACAGTTTGTTTTACTGTAATATCTAAAAATTCCATGTTGTTTCCCCCTAGGCTGCTTATGCAGCTTAAATTTCCCTTAATTTTATTTTCTGAGTTTCGCCAGTGATCCAATGTTGTATTGTGTTGTCCTCCTGCAAGACGTTTCCAGATCCTGCCCTAAGACTTGGAAAGTCATTCAAGTCGAAAGCGATCATCTCGATATCACTTCTGTCAAACGAAGCTGCCTCAGTCCGCTCATTTGGCGGTGCAACCCGAACTTCATGCTCAGTTATTGAGTAAACTTTTACCCATTTACCTGCATACAATTTGGCAGTTGATTTGATCTTCACCAATATCTCGCTGTATTCAGACCAACCAACTTCACTACCGCTTGCCGTTCTCCAACCTTTCTGTCTGTTTTTCATAATAATTTTCTCCTTGCTGTCCGACCTATAGCCCAGCATTAGCCTTCATTTCTGCGTAAACCGCATAGGCTTTCTCAAGTTCTTGTACTTTTACAATCATTGCTTTGTATTTAGCAATGTTACGCTCTTCAAAACTTTCTAATTCGTAATGTGAGTATCCGCGAGCCCTGATTTTTTTGATCTCGGCCTTGAGCATATAAACTGCTTCCTCAAACTGAGGGTTGTGTACGGTGTATTTACCTCCGAAACCGTAAGAATCTGTCTTAGTTTGCATTGTATTTAACGCACTTTTTACATCATCTTTAACGCTCATCGATTTACGCTGTCCATAGTTCAGCGACCATCCGAAAGGATCTTTCCGTTCTGAATAATTTGTTTGTTTTTTCATGTCGTTTCCCTCTTTTGCTACATGAATTTCTTTGTGCTGTTACAGCTGACTAGGCGTTAGCCTTCAACAACTGAAAGTAAAGGTTTTTTTCTTTGTGCTCATAGACAACCTGTTCGCCAACTATATATGCGTACATATTGACGATCTTTTCTGGATTGGTTAGGTCAGTAGTAACCTCTCCGAAATTGTCCTGCTCGTAGTCTTTGATAACACCGATAACCTCAAATACTTTATCGCCAAGCCATTGCTTGGCCTGGTATGTTCCGATGATGTAGTAATCCATATTAAAGCAATGGTGGTGCAAGTCTTCGTGGTTTTCCCTTATCCAATCTTCTGGCTGTTCTTTAAGCCAATCGGTAAAGTGTTTCTTGATTTCATCTTGTTTGTACATGTCGTTTTCCTTTTGTGTTACATGAATCTTCAATTAATATTCGAAGAGCGCTTATGCGCTCTTGCAATTTTCAATATGCATTTTAATGGCGTTTTCATCCATCATGTACGCAATGGTCATTATGTCTCGGTTCTGATTGTGTGGCATGTTCTGAACTAAGGCCAATTCTTCAAGTAATTTTTTCTTACAATCGTTCATGTCGTTTTTTCCTGTGTTCCATGAATGTATTACGATAATGAGTCCTATTACGTCTTATGTCAACCCATGCAATAGAATAACTGTGTTAGACATTAGTCTAATATGGTAGAGCATCAAGCTGTTGTGTAGAATCGCATAAGGAAATACGCACTCGGTGACCAGGGGGAAATGACGTATTCATGCATAAAGGCTGTCACAGTTCGCGCGTACCAAGAGTTGACGCGATTACTCAGAGAAAAACCTCAAACAGTGTTATGCATTGCGTCATGGTGTCGTTACGTTTTGCTACACGTTGCACCCCATGCACCCCATGCTGCACGCGCGTGCTGTATACACATAAAACACTGAGAGGAGAGTGTCTGCTTGACTGAGATCAACATCCCTTATTCACCTAGACCGTTGCAGAGAGAGCTTCACAATCGCTTACAGGACACTCGCTGGAGCGTTGTGGTATGCCACAGACGGTTTGGTAAGACTGTGATGGCGATTAATCATCTTTTGCGTGATGCAATTCTTACTAGTAAACCTAATCCAAGGTTTGCTTATATTGCTCCGACCTATCGTCAGGCAAAGAGTGTAGCTTGGGATTATTTAAAACAGTTTGCTGGTTCGATACCAATGGTGAGTTTTCATGAAACGGAGTTGCGGTGTGATCTCCCTAATGGATCGCGTATTCAGTTACTGGGTGCTGAGAATCCGGATAGCTTGCGTGGGATATATCTTGATGGCGCGGTGTTGGACGAGATGGCTGATATGCCAGAGTCGTTGTTCCCTGAGATCATTCGTCCGGCTCTTTCGGACAGAAAAGGTTGGGCCGTATTTATTGGAACGCCCCGAGGCCACAATGCGTTTTTTGAATTGTATGACGCTGCTCAGAAGCAGGATGATTGGTATACGGTTATTTATAAAGCGAGTCAGACTAAGATTCTGGACGAAGAAGAGTTAGATGCTGCGAAGCAGATGATGACCAATGATCAGTTTGAGCAGGAGTTTGAGTGTTCCTGGGTTGCAAATGTGGCGGGTGCGATTTTTGGAAAAGAGATTCAAGCTCTTCAGGAACAGGGTCGCATCGATGATGTACCCTATAATCCATCTTCTCCGGTAGAAACCTGGTGGGATCTTGGTATAGGAGATTCAACAGCCATCTGGTTTACCCAGACTGTAGGACGATCTGTTCATGTGATAGACTTTTATGAGAACAGGAATGAGGGATTGCCTCATTATGCTAAGGTGTTACAGCAGAAGGGTTACTTCTATGGACCACATAATGCACCACATGATATTGAGGTAAGGGAGCTTGGGTCAGGGAAATCGAGG